AATTTCCTATTTTTTGTGTTGTACACAATCACTGCTGAACAACCTATTAGATTTATTGGTTGCTCAGATACTAACTTTAGATCTTTGTCTTCTTCTTTATATTTTATTTTTTTGGCCAATTTTTCTTTTGATGGTGGCTTGTATTTTCTTGGTTTACGCTGTTTCTTTTTGTTTGCTTGCCAAGTTTCACAATCTTTATACACTCTTTCCCACCAAGCAATGTGCTGTTTCATTTCTGTATTTGAATATGATTCAAAACTTTCAACATAGTCTTGCTGTTCATCTGTACGTTCGCTTGGTTTGATGTCTCTATATTTTAACCCTTTTGTTTGTTCGTCAATGTAAACATCCACTTGTTCTTTGAGCATTTTCATAAATGCTCCGGGAATGTCATTAGATAAGAAATAATTGTAGGCTTTGAATATTTTTGGATCACCATCTCTAGCCCATACTTTTTCAAACTCGTCATCAATATCACCAACAATATACATCAGTCGTGTACGCATACGATCTTGAATGCTTGGGCGTTTTGGCTTTTGATCTGTTTCTTTTTCCTGTTCGTTAGGCATTGTAATAGACTTTTCTTCAACTATTTCTGTTGGTTTTGCCACTACATTTTGGGCATCTCGCCTTAGGAAATCTGGTATTTCCAGTAGATCTTTGTTTGTCAATTTTTTCTCTTCCATACTGCTATATATACACGATTATACATAATTCGCTAGTTTTGTCAATCTTTAGTTGAATAAATAGTTATACAAAAGGATATTAACATGCCACGACTGAGCTTATGGAGACCACAAAAAGGTAACGATTACAAAATGATAGATCGTGTGATCCGCGAACATTTTAATGTTGGTGGCACTGGTGTATTCATTCACAAATACCTTGGTCCACATTCTCAAGCAAACACCACAGATTCAACACAACCTGACAATTCAGTGGTACGTCCCAACAACATACAAGATCTATTGTTTTTAGAAAACAGAGATCGTAAGTATGATGCTGACGTATATGATATGCGTGGTGTATATCAAGTACAAGATTCAGATTTTGATCTAACACAATTTGGTGCATTTTTATCCAATGATACTATCTACATGACGTTTCATTTAAATGAAATGATCAACATACTTGGTAGAAAATTAATGAGTGGCGACGTATTAGAATTACCTCATCAACGTGATGATACCATGTTAGATATGGCACGTTTAGAATTTACCACAAAGCCAGCAAAAAAATTTAGAAAAGGCGAAACTGTAACAGGTGCAACAAGTGGTGTAACTGCGACAGTAGTAAACTATAATCATGATGCAAAAGTTTTAAGAATGGTCACTGATGGTGACTTTACTGTTGGTGAAACTGTAACAGGAACATCAAGCACAGCCGTTGGAGAGGTTACGGCTTACTATCCGGAAGGCCCACAAGCAATCAATAGATATTATGTTATCGAAGATGCCGCGAGAGGTTCAGAAGGTTATTCACCAACTTGGTATCCACACATTTGGAGAGTTAAATGTACTCCATTGGTAGACTCACAAGAGTTTTCAGACATACTTGGTACTGGTGAACAAAAAGATGATTTACGAAATTTAATTTCTACATATCAATCAGAGATTGATATAGGTGATGCAATTGTCAATCAAGCACAAAACGAAGTTCCTAAAAAAGGATATGAAACTGCACACTTGTATGTTAACAAAGCAGACGAATATGTTCCAGGTATGGTTTATGGTCATTGGCAAACCAATACAGCATCATTCAAACTGTATGAGTCAACAAATACAAATTGGCAAACATTTGACTACCTTGTAAGTTCAGCGGCACCAACTGCTAATTACAAGAACGGTGACTATTGGCTAGACACAACAAACACCAACTGGGGATTATATGTTGGCGACGGCGCTGTGTGGAACAGTCAGGCTGTATCAATAGTTGACTCTGCAAACATAGATGGCAGTACTAAAACACCAATATCATCTTATGTACCTTCAAGTGATTATGCTGTAGTAGTTTCAGATAGAAATGTTGGTGCAACATATTTCAAAAAAGTTACAAATGGTTCTTGGGTAAAAATTGCCACAGATTCGACTACAACAAGTTTACTTGGTGTAGATGTGTCTATTAATGCAACGCAACCTTCAACAAATACTAATGGTAAAATATGGTGGCAACCAAACACAACAGGCGGATTGAACGTATCATTTAAAAAATATTCATCAACCACAGACAATTGGGTTACACAAGACATCACACTACACTCAAGTCAAGATTCGGCTAACGATGCATTTGGATTCTCAACTAAAATTGGTGTACATGCCGGTTCGGCGACACCACCAAATGGTATTGCAATAGCACACACCGGTTCAAGTTTTCCTAATTCATTGAATGATGGAGATTACATACTACGTACGGACTATGAACCAAACAGATTATTTAAGAAAGTTGGCAATAGATTTATTAGAATATCAGATGATCATAGAGGTACATACTCAGCGGCTAATAGAATATTAAATACATTTGTAGAAAATACAAATGCTAGTGACAACACTAGTGACGGTAAAGAACAGCAAGGTTTAAGCAAAGCAGTTAAACCAAGGACAGACGTATAATGGCACAATTTTGGTATGATCAACAGATAAGAAGATACTTGTTACAATTCGTACGCATCTTTAATGGCTTTCAAATTCAAAGTGGTCAGAAAAATGCAGGTGGCAGTAATTCACAAACATATAGAACTGTACCAATGCGTTATGCAGATATGTCAAGAATGGTTGCACACGTACTACGTGGTAATACAGAAAATGCACTAAACTCTACACCATTTATGACTTGTCATGTTGCTAACTTAAATGTTGCAAGAGAACGTAGACATGATCCAAAATTAATATCAGCACAGCAAGTACAGGAAAGAAAATACGATTCCCTTAATGATCAATACACAGCAGAATTAGGTAACACATATACAGTAGAACGTTATATGCCTGTTCCATATGATTTAACAATTAATGTAGATATATGGTGCTCAAACACAGAACAAAAATTGCAACTATTAGAACAAATATTAACACTGTTTAATCCTACAGTAGAAATACAGTCAAATACAAACCCATTAGACTGGACAAATATAACAGTTGTTGAATTAATTGACATACAATGGTCTTCTAGATCAGTTCCTCAAGGTGTTGATTCACAACTAGATATTGCTACACTTATTTTCCAAATTCCAATTTGGATTAATCCACCAGCAAAAGTTAAAAAGCAATCAATTATTCACAGTATTATAAACAGAATACACATGGACGACAATTTAAGTGATCTTGAATATGATAAAAATATGCAAGACTTTTTTGATCAATTTAGTAACCTAGAAGAAATAGTAGTTACTCCACAAGATGCTCAGGTTGATGTGACTGGTAACACAATCAGTTTATTAAATGCACATGGTATAAATGAAAATTATTCGTGGAAAGAATTTTTTGAACAATATGGAGAATTCCAAGCATCAACATCAAAAATAAGATTAAGACGTGCATCAGACATTGAAGATTCAACACAAGATATTATTGGTACTATTGCTTATAATCCTGCAAACGATAATCAATTAATTTTTACAATTGATTCTGCAACATTACCAACTAACACACAAACTGCTGTGTTAAAAATTATTGATCCACAAAAGAATCAACCAGGAGATGGAACCCTTGCTGGTCAACAAGCAGGTCAAAGATATTTAATTATTAACAACATTGTTGATAACTCTAGTAACTGGGGTAATGTTACTGCCTCAGCAAATGATATCATAGAATTTAATGGTACACAATGGGAAGTTTCTTTTGATGCAAGTACAAATAGTTCAACTGCTCATTATGTAACTAATAGCACCACTGGCTATCAATATTCATGGAATGGATCCGAATGGATTGACACGTATCAAGGTCAATACAAACCAGGTTATTGGATCTTAAATCTAGCAGGAATATAATTTACCAACTTGACTAACTGAAAAAATCATGCTATAAATACTAGTATGTATGATGCAGTAGGAGCCACATTTTTATCACAAGATACTAAAAAGTTTTGTTTCAACAAAAGATCAAAACGTGTGAGCAATTCTGGTACATGGAGTTTTTGGGGTGGCAAAGTTGAACGTGGTGAAACTGTTATAGGTGCGTTAAAAAGAGAAATCAAAGAAGAAATTGGTTTTGTTCCTGAAATTATAAAAATACATCCATTAGACATTTATCATAGTGATGATGGACATTTCATGTATCATACTTTTGTTATCATAACACCAACTGAATTTGAACCAAACATAAATTATGAATCACAAGATTACAGTTGGTCAAAATTAGACCACTTTCCCAGACCATTGCATCAAGGTGCACGTAAAACTTTATTGGATAAAAACAATGTTAAAAAACTAAAACTAATAGTAAATAGTATTGACTAACAATACAATAATCTAAAGGATATAAACATTGTCACGTATAATTAATTTTAATCAGGCCAAAATAGCACATGCTTTTGAACAGTTTGCAAAAGATAGTGTTATAACAGATAATATCCTTGAAAACATAGTCCCACATTTTCATTTCCAAAGTGATATCAATGATGTTTTAAATGAATACTCTGATCGTGATCGTAAACGTTACTTTGAAGTTTTACAAGACATGAAAAATGCTGTGAAACAAATGACCAGTGAAGATAACATGAGTGTTCGATTTAGTTTAGAAGACGAATATTTTGATCTGTTACAAAATTTAGAAACAAATAACACAAAATATAAAATACCTTCTATACTAATTAAATATAGAAAAGACATTAATCCAATTAGAGCATTAAAATTTGAATTACAAGAAATAATGTCTATGTATGAAGTTGAAGATGATTATCATCTTTGGTTAATTGATCAATATAAAAACGAAGACAGAGTTTACGAAATAATCAATGCAGTAAAAAATGATATGATAAAAATTGCCGAAATGCAAAAAAAATATTTATATGCGAAGAAAAAACATTCTTACTTTGTTTTACCTATGAGTTATTATCATTGTATCGAAATGGAAACTGATATGAAAAGTTGGATTAAAACTCTACAGGAATTTTTAGTCTGGTCTACGCAAGATGATATTAAAAATCGCTACGATTAAACAACAATATTAATTAATTTAACACCGGTGTCATTGCTGTTTTCTAATGACTTACCAATTATACACCAAGCCGGTGGATTAGCACTTTCAGGTGCAAGTGCTGTTGCTGTTCCAGGTGTTACATTTGATATCAATACATCACCTTTTTTGACTGCACCTTCTACCTTGCAAGGAACTTTACCTCGAAGTGCAACTGCTATACCTTCTGCATCTTTGTTCATTAGATATGCTGGTGCTGTTGATACTACTCCTGCTACTCTATGATCTGCTAGTATTGTTGTAGTAGTAACTTCATGCTCACCACCAAACACTAATACTGTGCCAGGTTCATAACTTGCATCTGGTCTATATATCTCTGCCAAGTCAGCATATTGTGCCTGTGTCGCTGTTAGATATGCTGTAGCCGCCTGTATATCTGCATTGGCTGTTACTGCTATATCTGTTGCTGATGCATTACTTACTGTTGTGGCCGCTATCCATCTGTTATCTGTTTCATCCCAGAACCAAGCCGCATTGTCTTCTGCTGTACCACGTTGTACCATAACACCACCATCATTGGTATTGTTTGCTGGTTGTGTTTCATGTTTGTTCAACAACATAATAGCGTCTTCAACTTCAACGTTGGTTACTTCAAGTGTCGTTGCTGTACCTGTTACAGTTAAATCACCAAGTATTTCTACAGTACCTGTACCTTGTGGATCTAATACAATATTATTAGCACCTGTTGAAATAATTGCGTGTGTTTGTACATCTAAATCCCCGCCAAGTTGCGGTGTTGTGTCTTCTACAATACTTAAAATACCTGTATCTGTGTCAATGTCTGCACCAGCTTCCCATTGTGAAGTTGATGTATTATATTTTAATACTTCTCCATCAGATGGTGTACCTATATTAACATCACCAAAATCTCCAATGCTAAAAGGAGATAAATCACTGTTTATCCATGCACTGCCGTTGTATCTTAAAATTTGATTTGATGCTGGCGAAATTACATTGTTGTTTGATACAACTGGTGTTTCATTTACCCATTGCCCGCCATTATATTTTAAATACTGTCCAGCAGTTGCTGATGTAATAGTTACATCACCTAAATCACTAACGTTATCAACTGTGTCAACTTTAAATTCTGTTGCACTAAAATTTATAGAATCTAATTGGTATGAATTTGTAGAACCCGAAAGAAATCGAATTGCAATTTTATATGCTACCGACGTTGCTGTGGCTCCAAGACTTGCTCCACTTAGAACATCTAAATGTGTAAATACCAGTGGAAAACTTTGATTATTAGTAGTGTATTCAACTATTGGCGTTGGCGTCCAAGTACCCGTACCATTAATTGATCTAAATAAACCAATTTTGGCGCCACCTGGTGTTTCTACAATATTATTAGATGCATATGATGTTTGAACTGTTGCGTTTGCAGTGATATTAAAACTAGGAATCGTTACTATATCAGTCCACCCTGTTCCTAGACCAGTTAAATTAACACTAGTTGTTGATGATTTTTGTGTGTTAACTACTCCAAGTGCTGGTGCTTGTGCAATAAAGTCTGAACCATCCCACATCAACACTTGACCATTTGTTACACCACTTGTGTTTACATCATCTAATGCATTTACTGATGTTGTGGCTAATCTTGCGTCAATGTCTGTGTTGGCTCTTGCTGTTGTGTAGTATAAATTTGATCCTTCACTTAAATCGGTTGTTGATTTTGTACCTAATCTTGTGTCAAATCTTGTATCTGTGTAATATAAATTTGTGCCTTCAATTAGGTCTGTTGTTGTTTTACTTGAAAATGATGTGTTAAATCTTGTGTTTGTGTAGTATAAGTTTGCTGAACCTTCTAGAAAATCATCAGTTGTTTTTGTACCTAATCTTGTGTCAAATCTACCATCTGTGTAGTATAAGTTAGTGCCTTCTGCCACATCATCTGTTGTCAGTGTGTCAAATTCAATTGCTGTCTCACCTGAATTTACTCTTAGATACTGTCCTGCCGTGCCTGTGTAACTCGATGGCGTGTCTGATAATCCTGTTAAACTAGTGCTAATAGCACCAGCATTAATGATATTGGCTCCACCAAAATCCCAGCCACCTGTGCCATCGGTGCTATATCCAAGTGTAGCAATGATTCCGCCACCTGATTCAACTTCAATACCAGATACATCAGTTCCGGTCAGTGTGCCGCCTTTGTTAAGTGTAATTAATCTATCTGTTACACTTAATTCAGTTGATGTTGTGTTAATTACTGACTGTAAATTAGAGGTACCAGTAACTTTTAAATTACCAGTTACAACTAAATCATCTGCTTTAATTACTGTTTGATCTGCCATAAGATATAATGCTCCAATATGTATTACTATTATTTAGCAGATCTGGCCAATTTATAATATGTGTATAGTCAAGGGAAACCCCGGAATTAATCCGGGGTTTCTGTATTGATATCTAAAATTAG